GTGTAGCTGGTGTGATACCCGGCACACAACCAGGAGCCATCCGATGACCGAAGCTGAGCACGACTGGTGCATCTACGAGCACAAGATGTTCGGCCCAGAAGCCGAACGAAGAACGTGGAAATGCAAACGCTGCCGAATCGGGCGAACGCAGCAGGAGCAACCATCGACAGCGGGATGCACAGGTGCACCGCACAGGCGCAACACCCGCTACGTCCGATGAGCTTGATTCAATCCTCACCAGCTAGCCCAGCGCCCAGCGCTCTGAGGTGTCGGCGTCGCCTACCACGCCACCCCTACGCGCTAGCCATCACCACGATGCCCACCACCCTCGCCATCACCGGCGCCCTCAGCGTTGCATCACTCGCCATCGCAGCATGGATCGCACGCGGGCCGGTGACTGCTATCACCGAGGGAGAGGATGAATCGTGCGCGTCCTCTCCCGTGCCCGCGGTTGGCTGGCGCTCAGGAGCCGATGCGAAGCCTAAGGGGGGGTGTCCACGGTGACAACACCACCCCCCACCCCCGCAGTCAGGAAATACCCCCGTTCGGTCAAGACTGATGATCGTGGCTACGGATACGGGCATCAGATGGCGCGGAGAGCGGTCGGAAGGATCGTTGAAGCGGGTGAGGCGGTCTGTTGCCGTTGCGGTCTGCCGATTTTGCCGGGCTCGAGGTGGCATCTCGACCACACGGACGATCGCGCCGGTTATCGGGGCGCGGCGCATTGGCGGTGCAACCTTCGCGCTGCCGGCAAGCGTTCGCATTTCCTTCGCCGGTTGAGGTCTCGCGAGTGGTGATCTCGAAGCCGCAGGCGCGGACGTTTCCGCGGGCGAAGGTGTCACGCGGCGGCGAAGCGATCGAGCTCGCGGCGTCCGCCGGCCTGAACCTGGATCCGTGGCAGCAGGACATCCTGACCGACGCGCTCGGCGTTGCGAAGGACGGCCGTTGGGCGGCGTTCGAGGTTGGGCTGGTCATTCCGCGGCAGAACGGCAAGACCGCCGTGTTGGAGGCGCGTGAGCTCGCCGGCCTGTTCGTGTTCGGCGAGAAACTCATCATCCATTCGGCCCATTTGGCTGATACGTCGCGGGAGGCGTTCAACCGGGTCTGTGATCTGCTCGAGGAGGCGGATCTGTCGTCGGCGGTGAAGCATGTGTGGCGGACGAACGGCCATGAGGCGATCGAGCTTCACACCGGGCAGCGGTTGAAGTTCCGCACCCGGACGAAGGGCGGCGGCCGAGGCTTCTCCGCCGACTGTGTGATCTTCGACGAGGCGATGATCCTGATGGAAGCGTCGTTGGCGGCGATCATGCCGACCGTTTCCGCACGGGATAACCCTCAGGTCTGGTACGCCGGCTCCGCGGTCGATCAGCTTGTTCACGAGCATGGTGTCGTGTTGACGAGGTTGCGTGAGCGGGGCCGCCGCGGCGACTCCGAAGCGCTCGCGTATACCGAATTCGCCGCCGCGTATGACGGCCCGCTGGATCTCGTCGAAACGAGCCTGTTGGAGTCGGAAACGGCGTGGGCGGACGCGAATCCGGGTCTAAACGTTCGGATTAAGCCTGAACTCGTCAGGAATGAGCTCGAGTCGATGGCCTATCGAACGTTTGCGGTTGAGCGGTTGGGGATCGGCGATTGGCCGCCGACCGATGGCACCGCCGGCGCCGTCATCGACCCAAGGCTGTGGGACAGGCTCATCGACCCGGCCTCGAAGATCACCGACCAGCTATGTCTCGCGTTTGACGTTTCACCCGACCGCGCACATGCCGCCATCAGCGCGGCGGGGATGCGCGACGACGAGCTCGCCCATCTCGAGACGATCGACCACCGCGAAGGAACCGGCTGGGTTGTCGCTCGCCTCGTCGACCTCGCACGTCGCCACAAGCCCGCCGCGATCGTGTGCGACGGCGCCTCCCCGGCCGCGTCGCTCATCCCGGAGATCGAACAGCTAGGCATCCAGGTGGAGACGGTGACGGCCGGGCAGAACGCGCAGGCGTGCGGGTTCCTGTTCGACGCCGTAGACCAGGAGACGATCCGGCATCTCGGCCAGCCAGAGCTTCGGTCGGCGATCCGCGGCGCCGCGAGGCGGCCGCTCGGCGACGCGTGGGCATGGTCGCGCAAGAGCTCGGCAGTCGACATCTCGCCGCTCGTCGCCGGAACATTGGCGTTCTGGGGCTGGTCAACGATGAGAGCATCACGGCCGTTCGCGGTGACCTGGTGAGCAGCATCATCGTTCAACTGTCGCCGGGCGAGTTCTACGACATCGGCGTCCGCGATTACGGCGAGTTCCTCACCCACCCAGACACCGCCGATCAGATTTTGGAGCTCGGCCGGCCGCCGTTCGCGACCTCGCCGGGCCGCGTCACGGTGATCGCCCGCCACGAGAACGCAACCCAGCTGCGCTGGGTTCCCGACACACCTGCTTGGAGATGGCCGAAATGATCAGTCCGTTGATTCATGACACCGCCGTGATCGGGTCGCCGCCCGAACACCGCGACTGGAAACTCGGCGACCCGGTGTTGAAACCCGAGATCCATCCGACCGCGAAGATCAACGCGTTCGCGACCGTCGACGGCGGCCTCCACCAGCCCACCCGAGTTGGCGCCCGCTCGTTCCTGATGGCCCACACCCATGTAGGCCACGACGCCCAGATCGGCGCGGATGTGGAGCTCGCACCCGGCACCGTGATCGGCGGCCACGCCGTGCTCGAGGACGGGGTACGCGCCGGCATCGGCGTCATGGTGCGCCCGTTCATCCGCGTCGGGAAAGGCGCCCGGCTGGGTGCAGGTGCTGTCGTCGTGAAGGACGTTCCCGCCGGCGAGGTGTGGGCCGGCAACCCCGCCAAGCTCCTCTACATGTGCCCGCCCGCATGCTGAACCTGATCGGTGTTCTCTGTTGGTTCGACGAACGGCCCTCATGGCTCGCCGGCGTGATCGGCGGACTGCACATGGCCGGCTGCTCCCACGTCGTCGCCGTCGACGGCGCCTACAGCCTATATCCGGGCGGCCGCTCCTACTCCAACCGGGAACAGTCCGGCGTGATCATGGAAGCCTGTCAGGCGTTGCAGATGGGCTGCACCATCCACGCGCCCAGGGAGCCGTTCATCGGCAACGAAGTCGAGAAACGCACGCTGTCGCTCAGACTCGCCGAGACCGTCGCCGTCCCGTTCGAGGACTGGTATCTCGTCGTCGACGCCGACCACTTCATCACCTCGGCGATCGGCCACCACCACGTGCTCGAACACACCGACGCGGACGTGGCCGAAGTCAGGTTTCTCGAGCCGTACGGGGCCGTCCCGTCCGGTGGCTGCCCGCTCCGGTGTGTGTTCCGGGCGATCCCCGGCCTGGCCTACCGGGGCAACCACTACACGCCGGTCACACCCGACGGTCGCGACCTCCACTCACCCTACGAGCCCGCAGTCGACCTGTCCTGCTTGGAGATCGAGCATCGGACGATGGATCGCGACCGGTACCGGTCAGGGCTGCAGAAGGACTACTACCGGCGCCGCGACATGGTGGGCGCCGAATCCCATCCGGTGACAGCGTGACGGAATCAGTGTTTCCGTTCCCTGTTCGGCGCGACATCTTCGAGGCGATGGAGGACGTAGCGCGGTCGGCTGAGCTTTATAAGCTCCGCGCACAGCAGGACGAGCATCTTGACTCGGCGTCGGCCGAGTGGCTCGCAAACCGCGTGCTGAACGTCATTCAGACGATCAAGGACGCGAACGTCACCTACGGCCTAGTGGCCGAGGACGGGGCATCCGTGACGCCGATGATGGTGGAGCGGGACGCGATTGTCGGAGCGCTCGATGCCTGATCGCGGGATAGGAACCGTGCTTCGAGGCCCGCAATGAGAGCGAAGAAACGCGTCCGTGTGCACCTCGTCGACGAAGGCAACAGCCAGCTCCCGTCGATCGAGGGTCTTCTGTTGTCGCGCCGCGGCCGCGAATACGCGATCGCCGTCCCCAAACTCTTGCTGCATCCGGATGCGCAGCCGACCGAGCTCGACTCGCGGTGGCTCGAGATCCCGCGTGAACGCGTCGCGTTCTACGAAGTCCTCTAACACACCCTCATGATCCTGAAAACGCGCAACCAGGGAACGGTTGAGCATTACGCGTTCGCGCTCACCGACATGGTTCGGTGGGGCTACACCGGACTCCGCGGCGCCGGGTTGCGTGTGTCCACGGAGACAGTGCAGGGCATCCCGGCGATCAACCGGGCCGCCCGCATCCGTGCCGAAGCACTCGCCTCGTTGCGGCTGCGATGCTGGCGCGGCGAAGCACCGTCACGCACACGGGCCGACAACGTGTGGCAAGCGAAGCTGTTCGCCGGCGCCGCGAACGAATACCAGTCCCGGTTCGTGTTCTGGGAAACGATCGGCGAGAGCCTCGCGTACCGCAACAACGCCTACATCTGGAAGAACGTCAACCCGGACACCGGCCAGATCCTCGAGTGGTATGCCCTCCATCCGGATCAGGTCGAATGCAAAGGCCCAGACGGCTACATCGTCCATGTCCGGCAGGGATATCTCGACCCGACCGGCCGCGGCACCGCGAACTATCAGGTCGATGAGCACACCATCCTCCACATCCGCGGCCACGGCAACGGCGGCACCTACGAAGCCCCGTCGCCGATCCAGGTGTTCCGTGAGGCGCTCGCGTCGCCGATCGAACGGCAACGCCACGAAGCGAACTGGTGGCGGAAAGGAACCGCCGTCCGGTTGGCCGCCGTGTTCCCGCAAGGCGTCTCTAAGGAACAGGTCGATGAGTTCCGGCCGTTGTGGCAGGAGACCTATGAGGGCGGCGGCGGCGACACGACCGCGATCATCGGCGGCGGCGCCGACCTCAAACCGATCGGGCTCACCGCACGTGATGCCGAGTTCGTCGGGATGGCGCACCTCACCGTCGAAGACGCCGCCCGCATCATGGGTGTCCCGACCGATCTGCTCGACCTCCAGATCGGTCAGCGCACCGCCCCGGGCACGTTGGAGGACACACTGACCCGCTGGTATGTGTTCGGGCTCGGCCCGGAGCTCGACCGGATCGAGTCGCAACTATCCGCCGACTTCGAACTGTTCGGGAACGGCTCCCGCACCACCCCGGGTTTCGAAGCCGACCGGGTTGTCCGCGGCGACGTGAAAACCGAGGACGACATCGCCCACCAGCAGATCCAGGACGGCCGGATGCTCGTGAACGAGTGGCGGAACGAACGCGGCCTGAAACCGATCCCGGGCGGCGATGTTCCGCAGCTGACCCCGGTCGGTGGCGCACCGAACATCAAGCAGCCGATCCCGGTTGCGAACGGTAACGGCAAGACCAACTAGGAGACCACGCATGAGCGACTCAGACAACCTCGGCGGCGCCGAGCGTTTCTTCCTGGTCTCGCCGATCGAGCGTGTCGACGTGCGAGGCCCCAACCAGAACCACGACGACACCTGGACGTTTTCCGGCTACGCCGCCGTCTTCGACCAGCAGACGACCGCGTTCGACGACGGCTTCGACCGGTTCACGATCGAGATCGCCCCGGAGGCATTCACGAACGTTCTCCAGACGCAGGCGCTCACCGAACCCGCCGGGGCGGTGCATTTCAACCTCGGCCACGACATGAATACCGCCGTGGCGTCCACCGACGTGCCGAAAGGCCAGCCGGGAAGCCTCGACCTCGCCGCCGACACGTACGGCCTCCGGTTCTTCGCGAAGGTCGCGAGGGATGACCCGGACGGACAACGGATGGCCGTGAAGATGCGTGACGGTGTGATCCGGCAGGCGTCGTTCGCGTTCGTCGCGGAGCCGTCAGAGTTCACACGCACCGAGCTCGACGACGGCGGCATGGAAGTGAACCGCCGCATCACCGGCATCCGCTCACTCCATGACGTGTGCGCCTGCCCGCAGGGGATGTTCTCACAGACAGTTTCGGGGCTTCAACAGTACGCGAAGCTCCTCGGTCAGCCCGACATGGGAGGCCGGCGGCGTCAACCCGACCTGGGAGGCGCCAGCCCCGTCAACTCGGCAACGAGAGGCGAGGCCGCAGCATCCGACGGACGGCTCGAGGAGGTCGCACGGATGCGTGCGCTCCACCGGCCGATCGTCGTCAGCACATAGGAGCACCCACGATGTCCGAAGACTTCAAGTACGGGGCGCTCGTCGACTCGTACAACTCGGCCTGCGCTCTCGTCGACAAGCTCGCCGTCGAGTTCAGCGCGATGGAAGCCGACAAGGAGAACTACACCGACGCCGACCGCGACAAGAAACACGAGGAGTTCACCGGGGCCTGTCAGCAGCGCGACAAGCTCCACGACGAGCTCCGGTCGAAGGAGGCGCTCGAGAAGGCCCGTGAGCAGCACAAGCCGATCCAGCTGGCCGGCAAGACGTTCCAGGTCAGCGAGCCCGACATGTACACGGCGCAGAACAGCAACGAGGTGTCGTTCTTCACCGACCTGTATTGGTCGAAGAACGGCGACCCGAACGCCCGCGACCGGATCGAGAAGCACCAGCGGCACGAGCTCGAGAAGTTCGCGGTCACGTCGACGACGCTCGGCGGCCTCATCCCGCCCGCCTATCTCCTCGACCTGTACGCGAAGGCATCAAGGAACGGCCGCGTGTACGCCGACCAGTGCCAGGGCGGCACCCTCCCGGATGTCGGCATGTCGGTGATCCTTCCGAGGCTCACCACGGCGACGGCGGCAGGGGTGCAGGCGACGGAGAACACGACGG